GGATCAGGAAGCCGAAGCCGAGGACGAAGACCCCCCCGCCGAGGAGCAGGACGAAGACACGTCCGCCGAAGGCGACGAGGAGGACACTTCTGCCGAGGACGAAGACCCCGAGGCTGAGGACGAAGAAGACCCGGAAGCTGAAGACGATGAGCCTGCTCCAGCGTCGAAGGCAAAGGCAAAGGGCGAGAAGGCTCGCATCTCCGCCATCCTCAACCATCCCGCTGCCAAGGGCCGCCGCAAGCTCGCCGAGCATATCGCGCTCGGGACCAGCATGTCGGTGAAGGCGGCCGCCGACATGCTTCGTGCCGCTCCCAAGGCCCAGCCGTCTACGTCGGCGAAGGGCAACGGCTTCGACGCCCGCATGCGCGCCCAGGGCAACCCTAAGATCGGTACCGCCGCCGGCGGCGCTGGAAAGAAGAACCCCGACGCCGAGGCCGCAGCTGCCGTCGTCGCCACCGCCAAGATGCTCGGCATCGCGGTCAGGAACTAAGGAGTACTCGCGATGTCCGTCCATTTCTCGAGACAGAGCTACACGCCCAAGGAAATCATCGCTGGTGATTTCCCACTTGTCACCCGCAGCGGCGTCCTCGCCGCCGGTCAGAACCTCAAGCGCGGGGCCGTCCTTGGTCGCATCACCGCTAGCGGTAAGTTCGTCCTGTCCGCCTCCGCGGCATCCGACGGCTCTCAGGGCGTCTTCGCCATCCTCGCGGATGAAGAAGCCGACGCCACCGCAGGAGACGTTGGGATCACCTTCTACGTAACCGGCCAGTTCTACGCCCCAAACTTGACGTTCGGCGCGGGCCACACCGCCGACAGCACGCGCGACACCCTGCGCGATCTGGGCATCCACATCTAAGCGGCGGGAGGAGATAGACACCATGGCCGATATCAACATCTATTCCACGAATGCCATGCTTGGCGTCCTTGCGGCCCTGCAGCGCCCCAAGCTCGGCATCCTGGACATGTGGTTCAACACCGAGCAGACCGAGGAATCGGAAGACATCCACTTCGACATCGAAGTCCGTAAGCGTAAGATCGCTCCGTTCGTCGCTCCGACGTCGCAGGGCAAGATGGTCGAGCGCGA